AATGTATTAAAATTGTTAAAAAATGCAGATGAACCTGATACATTTAAAGAGCCTGTTACTGTTAATGAACCCGAAATTATAGCTGAGCCTGTGTATGGGAATGAATCTCCTCCTACACCTGTTAAGCCACTACCATCCCCAATAAATGAGCCTGTAAAGGATCCAGTATATGATGATAGTGAATCTACATATTCCTTATCAACCAATGATCTATTTGTAAAATTTGATGAATAATCTGAAAGGTATACTAATCCTTTAGAATTAATAGTATCTCTCACAACCATACTACTACCATTAAATGAAAGGAATTGAGAAAAAGGACCATTATTGTAAACCATTTGAGTTCCTCCCCCAAAATTCACATTAGCTCTAAAATATGATTCGGTTGCTGAAAGACCTGAACCTATACTGCTTATTATTTGGGAACCTCTAGTATCATTAGCATCCATTGAATGTGTAGCACTAGCTCCTATGAAAGATATAGATACATCCGATGTCCCTTCCCAGGTTGAACCTATATCCATTACTGTTTGGAGATTGGATGAACCTCCTCCACCACCATTCAAGGCATAAGATGCTGTTAAAGCATAAGATGAAGATACTAAATTAGTTAAATTGGAACCATCCCCTACAAATGAACCTGTGAATGAAGAACCAGTTACTCCTCCATTAAAATTTACCGAGCCTGTCACTGTTAGACTACCTGATATGGTAATGTCATAAGCTTCAGCCCCTGTTAAAGCATCAACAGATTGTGAAACATGGCCTGGTCTTACTGTGCCTAATGAAGTTATTCCTGAGTTGGAGAGTGTTTTTGCCATTTAAGATATTTTGTTATAAATATCAAAAAGAATATAATCCTAATTTAACTTAAAACTTTTTTTATGTTATATTGTTTTTGGTATGATTTAATTAGAGACTTCCCCACCCCAATTTCTAATATTTGGTAATTATGGGGGAGTGGGGGTATTCTTTTTCTAGAATCTATTATATCATCTATGGTTATGTCTTCAAAAACTCTAATATAAATTTTTTTTCCTGTTGATTTTTTATAAACTACTACTATAGGTGGTTTTTCTGTTTTTGGTCTACCTTTCATAACTTAATTTGATAAAGGTGCTTTTGGATATGCTATCTTTAAGTAAGATGCTTCTAATTCCCTTTTCTTCTTCTAAAATAATTTCTTCAGGTTTAGAAAATCTAGTTGATTTATAACCTATCCATTTAAATCCAAATTTAGTTTTTCCTTCATTATTAGCCTCAGCTAAAATATAAACTAAATCATCGAAATTATTAGGATATTTTAATATAACTGTATATTCTTCTCCTTCCTTAATATCTGCTCCAGGAGGTAGATTTTTATCATTTGTGCAAACTACTTTGAACATAAATAAATGTATTTAAATTTAACATTTACACTGGTTGTTGTGTATTCCCAATATTGTTGTCGATCCATAATTTTATATAATTATATTGTTTATATATACTGTAAGAATATCCTTCTTTTGTAGCATAATTATTTCCACTGCAATTCTTAAAATCATATAGGAGTTCATCAATAGTCCTACATTGAAGATAAGTGTTACTTAGAAGATAATAATAAGCCTTTACTCCATCAACTGTTCTATCAAACCATTTAACAGTTTTAGTATCGAATTCTCCCACATTATAAGGATTATTTTTAGGACTCCTTCCATATCTTCCCATACCTGATTCTATCTGACCTTGGGCTAGGGCTAATTCTAAGGGAACTAATATTCCAGTTGAATCATATACCTCTCTTGCAACATATGAAAGCATTTCACCACTTAATGGGGTACCCTCAAATAATTTTCGATTTAAATATAAATCAGCTCTTTCTCGATATTCTTTAAATACTGAATCTTTATAGTATTCATCCTTTGTTTCTTCTAGAATAATATTTTCTGTTGTATTAATAATAACATCAGGTTGGAATAAAGAGGTTAAAGGAAACCATAATACGAATAAAACTAAAAATATCAATGGAAACCTTCTTTTGGGTTTATGAGGTACAAATGACATAGTACCCTCATCATAAATATAAGTTTGCTTTTTCATTAATTTAAATTTTGATTACATCCTTCTTCTAAAAATTCACTAAGACCAAACCCACATGAGCTACAATATTGTGCCTCTGAGTTGAATTTACAACCATCTATTTTCTTAGTTTCTAAGAAATTATGTTGCATAGCATTTATAGTTGAGATTCCTTCATCAGGATAAACAGTATGTGAAATTCTTGGTTTGGGGGGATATATAGGTTCATTTCTACATATTAACCCTAATTTTCTAAGTCGAATTAAAAACCTAGAAGCTCTTCTACTTCTTTTTTTCATAACTTTTATTTTGAGTAAATATAAAAAGGAGATCTAAGATCTCCAAATTTTATTTTACTTCCCATGGAAAAACTATCCAATCATCTCCTTCGTATTTTTCGGAATAAAAAGTAGGTTCATAACAAGAAGTATGTGGTTTATATATAAGAACAGCTGTCGTATAGTCCTCATATTTTTTTAATGTTTTCCCACTATCACAAATTTCATCTACAATCAAAGGTTGGAGAAGCCAATCATCAGTATAATCTATATTTAATTTATGAGATAACATTACAGAGGGGATATAACCCCCTCTAGCTATTCCTGTGATGTATTTAGGGTATTGAATGTATTTGGGAGTATTTTCAGATTCTGCTATTTGGATTGCTAGATCAGCAACCATATCATCTACTTCTTCCCAGCTAATATGTCTATATTTGTTGACCCCCATTATTAATTTTAATTTTTTTATTTTAGTAAATTAAAGATTTCATATCAGCAATTGAAACGTGTTTGTTAAAACCATGTTCAACTCCTTTAGTAATTACTGCAATTGCATCATGTGAATGTAAACTTTCGTTATGAGAAGCAATGATTTTAAAATCTGATATTTTTTCTTCATCATTAAATTGTTCAAATAATAATCGAACTGCATCTTCTACAAATTTAGTATTTGCAGCATTCAATTCAGCAAATGATTGTTCATCTTCTCTTTTAACAAATACTTGTGTTTCTGTTTTAAGAGCCTTAAGACACATTTCTTGGATATCTTCAATCCAAATAAAATCATTTAACTTAAGAGAAATTCGAGCTACAGAACGCTGTGAATGTGGTGTAGCATATTGATTTCTTTGCTCTAAAGCATGTAATGATAATTCGGTAGAACAAGGGCAAGTTGAAGAATATACGTAATCAAAGTGGATGTATTTATTAAATTTACCACTTTCTTTTAGTAATGATTCAAGTGTTACCTTGTAATATTGCCACCCACCATTTTTATTACCTTCAGCATCTACTGAACGCATTGATGTTTGCCATAAACGATAATTAAAAGTAATTTGAATATGAGCTCCATATGAACCCAAACGTTCTCTATAACCTAATAATACTTTTTCAAGTGTATCTAATGAAAATGTTTCATCTTTGTATTCATAAAAGGTTCTGATAATACGAGACATATTAATACCTTTGTTAACACCTTCAAGAGATACAGTACCAATTATAGAAGCTTCAACTTCCATAATTTCACCATTTCTCATTTTAATTTTAAGAGGTAATCTAAAATTAGATATACCTACTCTTTCAATACCTACTTTTGATCCTTTAATAGTATCACCATTTTGAAGATCAGGCATTGACTTTAAGTATTCTTTAGTAGGTTTAAAATCATAATCATATGTATGGTTAAATTTAGTAGTATCTATACTACATTGTTGGTTGTTATCTGCCATTTTTATTTTTTATTTATATATTAAAATACTAATCCTATTTATAAAGTCCAAATTGACTTTAAATTTCTGTTAAATAACTTTTTATGAATGGTGAAATATAAGAAGACTCTTTCGAGTCTTCAAATATTTTTTTTAAACTTTTTAAAATTCTATTTATTCTCCTGAAGATACCTTTAAAGTTCCAGTCGAAATATATAACTGTCCTGCAACACTTGGATCTGAGGTTGGTAGATCTGGCATGGAAATTCCGGTTGGTGTCATTAGGATTCGTTGTTGTTGGTCTAGGTTTAAATCGTCAGAGGTTAATGTTGTTGTAGTGCTTTCAGTAGAAGGATCAGCTCCTAATTCAGAAGTAGCAATACTAACCTCATCATTTGCCTCATACCCAGAACCACCCGCTGTTACTGTAACACTTTGGATATTTAGGAGAGCATTAACAACAACTGTTACAGTTAATCCTGTTCCATTACCTCCTGTTGGTTGTACCCCAGTATATGTTCCTTCAACTATGGTATCCTCTTCAAAAGATGTAGGTGAAAATGTTAAAGTTTCAGCCGTTACTGAACCATCACCTGCTAATAAACTTTTTATTTCTATACTACCAGATGCTAATGCTGTGATTGAATCTGTTCTAGAGCCTGATGTGATTGTGTATACTCCATCTTTAAAAGATTGATTGTCTAATGTTGTTAGGTTACCATCCATTTCGCCGATGGTTAATTTACTTCCTTTTCCTGTTCTTGTTACTATTGCCATTATTTTTATTTTCTATTAGTTTATTTATACAAAGTAATTATCTATGTAATCATTTACAACATAACTATTTTCTGATGGGTCTATTGTTTGGGGTAATGGCCCACCACCACCAGAGGCATTTGACATTAATAGTTGTTGTTGCATTTGAAAACTTATATAATTTTCAAATAAGAGTTGTTCTCGAAGATATTTGTCTCTAACTTCCATTAAGGGTAATCCCACATTATCACTTCTGAGGCGGTAATATTGCCAAGGGCCAGGGTGGTTCATGTAATTCATATAAGGCTTTTATTATAAATATTAGCGATTATATAAAGATTGTATTATCCATTATTGTTTTGGGTTTTCCATTCTGGTATCAGACTGCACGACGAGTATCATAAGCTATTATGTGATCTCGTCCTGTCATATTATAACCATGTTCAGCACATAGTTCAAATACAAGAGGATACATTTTAATTAATTCTTCTCGGGTATCACCTGCAGGCATAATATATGTTTTGTTTTTAGGTATATTATGTTTTACCCGAAATTCTTCTATTTCTTTAAGTGTTTTTTCAGTTCCATCCCAAACAGGTTTATAGTGGTAATCTGTGTGATACTCTAACATTTTATCAATGTTTTCATGATGAAGTCTAAACTTGTTATGCTGTTTAATCATTTTTTCATCCGCAACCTTTCCTTGAGGCGTAGTAGCACCAAGTACGGGTACAGAATTACTAAATTTCGGACTGAGAGATATAAGCCCAATAGGATAGTCAGTAGCCACAAAATGGCTTCCTTCGGTTTCGATAGTAATTAATATACCTCTTTCATTTGCAAAATGTGTTAATTCATTTACTAAAGCAGGATGCATTGTAGGTGAACCACCCGTAAGCATCATTTCTTTAACATGAGGATTTTCATCATATATTTTAATAACGTCATTAAAGGTAAATGTACCTTTTTCAGGATGAATACTTGTATACCAAGAATCACACCATCCACCTTCACCAAAGTAACATCGGTGAGTACAACCAGTAGTTCTAACTGCTATGGTTGGTCTACCAAAACGTGAACCTTCTGATTGAACACATCGATATAGTTCAACTATAGGTAATACTTTATTGTAATCTTCTATTCTTTTCATTGTTGTTTTTTTTAAGTTTGAACATAATAAATATGCTTCTTCTAACCCAATTCCCTCAACTTCAGGTCTAAACCCTACTATATTGCTGCCCTCAACTCTTAAATTATCTTTAGAAGTTTCAAACCAACAATCAGGATGATAATGACACCACCACCCATTTTCTAGTAGGTATTGATGTTTTTCAATTTTACTCTTCATAAATTGAGCTATTATTGTCGTTTTCGAAACATTCTACTTTGATACATTTACATCTACCACCATCTGTTTTAGATAGCACTTCATTGAATTTATCAAATACAAGTTTAGCATTACTTTCAGCACCCATTTTCTCTAAAAAATGTACTTTACAAATCCCTTCCATAGCCATCGATTCAAACAAATCACGATACGGATCATCTGCTTGGATTAGAGTTGTATGATCCCACATATGATTCATCCAATCTTTTAGACCATTTCCTTTAGGTGGAGTCTTGAATCCGCCATAGTCAACAATCCAATTCATGTCATCAAGTTGTTTGTCAATGTCAGGTTCATTTGATGCGAACCACACTTTAAATTTAAGAGCATATCCATGGAGTAGCTCACAGTGTGAATGAGAGGCTTTCCATTGGCGGATTGCTACTGAATAGTTTTCGAATAATTTTGTTGAAATATATCTTGCCATTTTTATGAGTTATGGGTTTCTAAAACTTTAGTTACTTCAGTTACTACATGATCCCATGTT